GGCTTTTAATTGCTACCATGAGCATGGATCTTGATATAGACTTAGCCAACTGTGTTATTGATTCAAGTTCAATAATAGGAGGATCTAATACTGGATCTAGATTACCTTTTACGCAAGCAGCATCTTACACTACCACATCTCTTGCTGGTTTGGAGGAAGCGGAGAATGAACGAAGAAAGGCAATAGAGTATTCAAAATATATGCTAGAAAAACAAGATTTAGGTCCAAATGATTCCGCTTCGAACGACGGAATGAATGAATGGTCAGTATCATCAAGATCTTTTTCTACAAATGAGTCAAATATGGAATCTGTTAATAATTTTGAAATTAACCTACCGTCTGACCATTCTTGTGTTTCAGTTAAGTCATCTAATTCGATGAATTCACAAAATTCACAAAATTTCAAGTCCGCAGTGCAAAGCATTACTCAGCATCAATCACGAATTAGGGAGAATCCTAAACCACAAAAGCAGTATCAACAAAAGAAGAGGAAACATAAAGAAAAGGCTGTGATTGATGCCATTTCTGATGATGAATGGGGAAATAGAGTAGAGTCATTTGATGAATCATCGGATTCAGACACCTGTAATAATAGTTGTAAGTGTTGCAAGCGCTACAAGAAACTAAAGAAAAGTGTGAAGCATACAGTGGCTAAGCTTATATCCGATCTATAATCATGCGGTGATCCCCACACTGACCTGTGACC